GGCTCACTTTTCTTTAAAATTTCCTGCAATCTTTTTGATTTAAAAATGTCCTTCTTAGGTTCAAACGATACCCTTGCTTCTTCTTCATCTACTTTTAAAAGTTCATCAACTAAATTCATCTTTCTACCTCCTATTCTGCAATTGAATCCATTACTTCCCATCCTGTAAATGTAAATGCGTAGCTTTCTTCTCCAAGCTTCTTTGCTTCCCAGTCTGCAAGTGTCATTTCATCGAATGTACATCCTGTCAGCTTAATTTTTTCCATTCCATCTGAATCTGGATCCGCCAGCTTGCTAATAATGGTACATGTGGTTGTCTTTCCTGCTTTTAAATTTTCACTCAATTTATTAATGAAATAGGAAGAGACTTTATTCAGCTTTACTGTTCCCTTGCAGTCAATTCCTGTGATTTTATATCCTTTAGCAAGTGTTCCAGTCTGGTTAACTTCTGTTTTTTCGAGAGATACCTTTGCCTGCAGACCTGTCACTTCGGACATATAATAATCGTCAATCCACAATTCTCCGAATGTGCCGTTGATTACTTTTTCCGGTTTAAATGCCATCTTTTATCCCTCCTAAATATTAATCTTAAGTGTCACGTCCTCGATTGCATCGAGAATAGATAATTTACAGATCAAAAATACATATGAGCCTGTGTTTGCCTGTTTAATCTCATCTTCTGTCATGGATTCGACATCTACGCCTCTTGCCTTCAAGTAATTACGCGTTGCTTCGATGTCTATTCCAAGTGTGTATGACTGTACCACTCCATCCACAGCTAACTGGTCCAGATAGCTTCCGATTGCTGCCATAAGCAGGCCTTTGTTGTCGTATGATCCTGAATATTTTCCGACGTAGCTATCTTCAATAGTCATCCGGATATCTGAGCTAATGACGTCCATTGCATCAACAATTTTTATCTTCTGATACTGCGTATTTTTTTCCGATGTTGTCGTTGTCATCGAGTTCACCGCTCGTCCCGTCTTTACTTTTTCTCCGTCATACCAGATGATATATTTTCCTGCATCGACTGCTGCATCCATCTCCGCTTTTGTAAGTCTTGTACAGTCTGTAAGCTCATTCAATGGTGCATATGTGCTGGAGATTGACAAAGGTGTTCCAGCAATTATTCCAGCGATACGAGCACAATACTGCTCTGTTGTGTAAGTTTTACCATTCGCGATTGCTTCCGGTGTTGCGTAGTTAATAACCCCTTCTGTGTCAGCATTCGTATTCGGTAAAATTGCCTTGATAAGCTTATTTGCTTCTCTTTGTGCTTTTACATAAGCTACGATATCTGATGTCTTTCCATCTGTTTCTGCGGTTGGAACAACCAAATAATCAAACTTTACTGTTTTAAAATAATTGAGCGCTGCAGTGTAATCCTTTGCTTCGCTCGGCAGTACATATGCAATAACTTTCTTTGGTGTATTGATATATCCCATAAAAGCAAGCTTGATCTGTTCTTTGTTTGCGTCCGACAAATCGTCTGGAATATCTTCATTTGTTAAGCATTCAACTAACGGTGCCTTTCTGGCTTTGCTTTCTTTTAAAATAAATGCAATAATGCCTCTTTCTCCTCTTTTCACAGCTGTAGCTGCGCGTTCGGTGAAAGTAATGTTAATGCTTGGCATTCCCATGTACTCAATCCTCCATTTCTATGCGTGTTGTTATATGCTCCATTAATGGGGCATCGTCTTTATGTTCAATTTTGTCGTGCCACTGTAATTCGATTGATATTTCCGGAATGTTGTTATTTGAACCGGTGTAATTCCAATCAAAATCAGTAACTTTTACTGCACGGTCTCCAATTTGTACTGCTAATCCAAACAGCTCTCTAATTTCATCAATCATGTCCAGGACCTCTGCCTCATCGTTTTTTTCCTGCATGATTGTGATATAGAAAAGCATTATTTTTTTACACGAGTTGTAATTTTCCGGTTGTATATCTACTGGCAAAAAATGCGTAAAAAAACATGGCCTGCTGTAGTTCTCTACAACTGCCATGCTGTAATATTTGTATTTTGTTTTCGGATACTTGGTTTGCAATAGTTTATTAAGCCCTGCCTTCAGTTCTTTCAGCGTCATGTGTAGCCTCCTTCTTTTAGGAGCTCATCTACCATATTTGATACATGTTTTTCCATCTGGCCTTCATAAGCCTTTGTTGCTCTTTCCATAAAATGCTTTCCCTGAACGAACCCTATAGTCTGGCCGTCCTTTGTTACAAGATTGTGACCATGTTCTACCAGGTGGAAGTGCGGAGACTTTGCCGAAAGTTCTACGTACTGCTTTGTTCCAATTCCCTGCGGCTGTGATACCTTATATGATCCAATTTTTCCAAGGGATTTTTTATTGTCTGAATCAGTTCTTGTTGATTCTCTTGCACCTTTTACAATATCTTTCCTTAGCTCTCTTCCATCTTTTCGTAATAAATCTCCTGCTTTGTCTGGATATTTTCTTGTAAGCGATTCAAGAGATTGCACAAGCTCTTCTACTCCGGATATTTCAAATATGTCATTATCCATCTGCTATCCTCTCCTTGTTTGTATATTCATAACAGTAAATTTCAAGCATTTTATGTTCCATATCTACATCCAGCACGCTATTTATGGCATAATCTTTCCCGCCATATCTGATATAACAATTTGAATCAATCCCATCCAAAAACCTTACATAACATTTGTGCGTGACACGACTTTGAATCTTCTGTGCTTCATAGTATTCCGTTCCTCTTAGTGGATAAAATGAGGCCCACACTGTCTTTATTTCCATCAGCCCTTGTGTCGTCTGTCCCATCTCATCTTCTATCTCTCCGAGTCGCATAAATGTAATTCGTTTATTAAGTTTTCCAATGTTCATGGTTCTCATGTCGTTCCTCCTACAATAAGTTAACTGAGTGTAGGTTTAGTATTATTTTTACCGCTGGATTGATAACAGCCTTATTGTCCGTCTGCAGGTTCCTGTTATCGAACATATCCGCCACAATTACAAATAATGCCTGTGTAATATCCTCGTATTCATCCAGCTCTTTTGCTTTTAATCCTGTGTACGCGGTGATCATAGCCACCGCGCTTCCTTTCATTCTATCCAACTCTTTCAGTTCGATTTCTCCCGGATCGTCCAATCTGACATATTCTGCAAGTGTCTTTGCGTCAACTTCACTTACTTTCATAAGCTACTCCTTATTTTCCAGCACCCATTACAAGTGCAGCGATCATTTCTTCATTCTGGACTTTTGCATCAAATTCCACGAAGCCAAGGACTTCAACGACATGCTGACGGGCTTTTGTCTCTCTCAGTACATCAATATTGATTTCCTCAGATACCTTTACGGCAAGTCCTTTGTAATCTCCGTAGTAGATTGCTGTTTTGCCTGCTGCCATGGTGTCCATGTTTGCAGATGTGTACACATCTTTTCCGAACAGCGTATATCCCCAGCGGGATGTTGCATCTTTATTAAGCAGATAATTTCCCTGGCCGTCCTTGAGCTTACGAATAGCATTACGTGTTGATCTGTTCATGATAAAATAAGCGTCTGCCTGATACGCATCCGGAACTGCATCCTGCAGATCAATGATTTCGTCCGATGTTACCTCCGTGGCAGATTTCGCGGTAACTTTCTGTGTTACCCCCTTAAGTCCATCTACTTTGCTGACTGTTCCGTGCAAAAGCTCGCCTTCGATGAATTTTGCGATTGAAAGAGCCATTCGATCCACAACGAAATCCACAATGTTAAACTGTGAATTGTTAATCAGGCTCTTTGACACATCAGTAATTGCTCTTGCAAGGTATCCTGTCAGCGTGATATTTCCAAATGAACCTACGGAACTCTCTCCTTCCGTAAATTCGTCACAATATTCCATCTTTATATCCTTTGTGGATTCGTCGTAACGCGGAATAGTTAAAGTTCCTTTCACATTGTAACGGTCTGCGTCATGATAGATTGGACAGATGTCCACTACTTTCGTGATGATTTTGTTCGCAATTGTCGTCGGAATCACAGCGCCGTTGTCGGTCTTTACCATGTTGGTATTTTCTCGCTCTTCCAACACCTTTCCGCGCAAATATGCATCAAATGCAGCGATGTCTCTCTGCTCAATGTCTCTCTGCTCCTGCTGCTCATCCTTCTTTTCCTTTTTTTCCTCTTCTGGCGCCTGAACCTCGTCATCCAGTTTGCGTGTTGTCTCAATTGCACGAATAGATGCGTCAATCCCACGGATTTCACTTTCTAACTTCTCAAATTCTGCAATTTCGGCTTCATTTAAGGCTCTTTCTTCTGCATCTGCAGCATTTACAAGATCCTGCATTTCTTTCTGTTTCTTTGCTCTCTGCTCTGTGAGCTTTTTCAAATTCATAAACTTTGGCATTCTCTTACCTCCTAAATTTTTGCATTAAAAAAGCAAGCTAAACGCCTGCTCTGATTTGTAATATTCTGTTTCTGTACTTATAGTTTCTGTCGTTCTGTTGCGACGTCGCAACGGTTTCCACTGTGTCTTCCATCGCCCGAACCTCGATCAGATCATCATCTCTGGTTTCGATTGATGTCCCGGAATATGCCGGTACCTTCCGATCGTCCAGGATTGATACCTCTTTTAGCTCCAGTTCGCGAAGCTCCCTGTGTGACATTTCGTTTTCCATTTCCCAGGAATCCCGGATCTTAATAAATCCAAATGACCAACCGGTCAGCTTCCCTTCTCTGGCTTTTTTTACCACATCAGCATCCCGTATCTCACACTTGCAGCGCAAACCAATATTATCCTCGTAAATCTTTGTTGTGGCATCTCTCGTAGATGTCAATTCCTTCGAATAGTCGTGATTCAAAAGAACTTTAACGTTGTACCCAGTTCTTTTTGCTCTGTCGAGTGATCTCTGAAATGCTCCCGCCTTGATTTTTTCAACAAATGGTCCTTTTGCATTGTGCAAAACTTTGGAATCCCGCTCCACAGCATTCACATATCCGTCAATCAACACGGAATCCTCTCTGATTTCAACTTTCATTTTCCGTATCATCTCCTTCCTGCTGTTGCACCGGTGCAACTTCGTCTTTTTCCGGAAGTGCCGGCTGTGCTTTCATCTCTGATAGTTTGTTAGTGTTCGGTGTGTAAATCTTGTTTTCTTTTGGATAGTAGATCACATCCTGCAATCCTAACTTGATAAAATCCAATCCAAACGCCGGAAGTTTTTCATTCTTTCGAACCTCGTCTAACTGCATAAACCCGGAATCAAGTGCGATCTTGTACGCTTCAAACCGTTTCTCGATATCTCCCTTAGTCAGATCTGTGTCATCGAACGCAAAAAACATTGTTGATTTTTCCTCTTCCGACAACATTGCACGGTTAATCGCCGTTGCAAATCTTGTCAAAATCGGTAAAATGCACCCTTGGTAATACAGTTTTTTGTCTTCTTCTGACGGATTGCCGTTTATAATCGGCGGCGGAATCAGGAAAATTTTGCAGGCGTCTTTGCTATTTGTCTCTTTGTTCTCATTGAGCTGCATCTCTACGGATGTATTTGAGCTTTCCTGAAATTCAAGTCCGTTATTTAGGACTACAACATTCTCCGAATTGTTCGAGTAGAGTCTCCGAAATGCTTCTCTCAGGGTATCTATTACTTCCTTGGAGACCTTATTTGCAGCCTTCAAAAAACCTTTTTTATTTCCGCCTTTTTTTACAAGCATTTTCTCGTACTGCTGCGAACTATAGATAATATCCAGCAGTTCCTGCGATTCCTCTACTATTGATCGTCCATAGCATCCATTCCGCGTATTGCGTAATAATGTGATAAACTGCCACGGGTTGTAAGTTCTTCCTCCAACCTCCAGCTTGTAATCTTTAAAAACCGGATCGCAATTTTTGTGGAATCCAATCTTCTGTTCTTCCACGTAATGAATAGAAATCACTTCTCCGCGTACACGATTCACGTATGCATATCCGCCTCGTCCTAGAAACATATCTATGACCATTGCTTTTTTGAACTGCACCGCATCTAATGTATCTCCTGTATCTTCATTTAACAGGAAAGTTCTGCGATCATCTGCCACTTCCTCGATTCTGTCCTTATTTTTACGGTAAAGCTTTATTTTTAAAGCCGAGACGGTATCTGCTATCATGTTTACGCATGCAGATATTGCCGGAATATTCATTACTGTATCCCGATCTACCCCTTCTCCTCCAAATAATGCCTTAATCAGCGGGTCTGATACGACCGATTCATCCAGCGTGGTATCCTCTCTTATTTCCGGCTTTTTCTTATTTCTGTTAAAAAGTCCCATATGTCCTCCTAGAACTGTACAAAATAATCTGATTCTCCATAGAGTAGCTCCTGTTCGATCAGGTATGTGCTGTTAATATTTCCGACAACCTGGTCTACTTTTTCCACGGATTTCTTTTTATTTACGTATTTGTTTTTATTCGTATCCTCTGTGCACCGCGCATTCTGGAAATTGATCTCCAACATCAAATTGGAATCGTAAAAATACCGGCCGGAAAGGATACATTCTTTTAACCATTTTGTCGGGCTGTGCAGTACACTGGAATGCTGTTTAATTTCCACGCATTCATACCCTTCTTTTTCGAATTTCTGTACACTTGACAACGCATTCCACTTGTCGTAGCCAATCTGTACGATCTCAACTCCAAGATTTTCTTCCAGCGTCAGCACATATTCTTCGACCGCCGTGTAATCAATTACTTCGTCTCCGCAAGCAATACAGCATCCGTTCCGGATCAGCGCGTTATAGTCCACTCCCTCTTTTTTGGTTTTCTGCGCGATACGCCCTGCCGGGATAAATCCCATTGTCCTGGTATACAGAATTGCATCATCCTTCGTGGTCCCGTCATATGTTTTCATGTCAACGCATACGTTATCTTCTGTCATGGACAGATCCAGCCCTAGCCATACCTTACGGCCATTCCACCATGCATCATCTTTCTGTCGTTTTCCTTTTCGGACCTTTGTAATCTCCACATATCCTTCCACACCAAGCCCTTTGTACTTAATGTTGTTGTGTTTGCAGAGATAATTTTCTCGCTTATTCTCGTAATCCACAGCATCTGTGCGTTTGTCCACGATTTTCCGGAAGATTCGCTTATTCGTGCACGCGACTGGGTTGCTTTGGTAGATACAGAGATCATTGTGCATCCATTCGTCACCTTGCCACAGATAATCGTCTGGTACGTAAATCAACGAGAACATCCTGCGGTCATCCCGGAGCCCGTCCAACACCTTTTTCCCCTTGTCTGTCTCATCAATCATGACATTGTTGTCGTTCGGGTATTCCGTGGATAGGATAATTCCCAGCGCATTCAACAACGTAATCTGTCCGGATCGCATTGCTTCAACCGGATAAGAATCCATTGCTCCTGCTTCATCGGCCAGAAATGCTGTTGGTAACTTTCCATCCATCTTGTCCTCCGAATAGGCAAGCGGTGTATACTCGCTCTCTGTCAATAGGCAACGGATTTCGCTTCGTAGTGGTTTAAATACCGGGTCCAGCTCATCGCTCAAAAGTGGGCTGGATTTTATAATTTTTTTTATGGCAATCTGTAACTCCTTTGACAGTTTCAGATCCGGTGCGACGGAAAAGAACCGCGAAAAACGCGGTTCTGTGAGCATCAGCAGAATGAAAATCACTGCTGCATTGAATGTTTTGAAATTTTTACGTGCGATTTTAAGCAATGCTGTCTCGTAGAATCGCACTTCTATTCCATCATCTGGGTCTATCATCATTGTGCAAAACACTGCGGTTATGAAAAAATCCGCATAATCTTCCAACGACTCATCCAGCGGCTGGTGTAAATCCGGATGGATCATCAGATGCAGGAGCTTATTGATCTTTGAATAGATTTTTTCGCTTACATACGCCTCCTGATCCTGTCCGTCTGCTATATTTTTCCATGACGCACACTGCAATTTTACATAATGCGGAACCTTGTCGTTTTCCGGTTCAATCGCCCATAAACAATACTGATATGCACGGCTTTTCTGTACCAAATCAGCCACTATTTAACGCCTCCAGCAAAGCATTTTTCTTTTCTTCCGGCTTTTTCGGTACTGTTCTGAGAGCCGCTGATATCGTCATCACAGATTCTTTTTCAATGTCCAGGAGCATTTTCCTTTTCTTAAGAATGATTCCATCGATTGCTCCAATGCTTTTCGTGATCGCTGCCATTGATCGTCCAATATCTGCCAAAAGTTGGATGTAATCCCCGGGATTCTGCAGCTGTTCTTTTTGATCGTGCAGGTCCTCTCGCATCTCCCGAAGCATATTGCTATAATACTCCCGGTCCTCCTGTAACCCCTTTATTTCCGCGGTTATCAGGCAATACCGGTTGATCACAGCGCCATAAAGTTCATCTTCTTTTTCGATTGCCTCCAGCAACTTTTTCACCCTCCGGTATTCCTTATGGGCTTCCTTATTTTTTCTCACTTCCGGATTCTCTTTGATCTTGATTCCGGTCAGCAGGGATTCCTCTCCGCGCTTACGCTGTTCCAGTTCGGCCTTGGTTCTATGGCTCTTTTTTTCACTTTTGATTACCGTGTACGGTTTGGATGGTCTTGCCATGTAATATCCCTCCCTTCGGAAAAAGCTCATTTTGGGAATTTTTTGTATAAAAAGGTGGGGCGTCGGTCTTGGGGAAAAGTCGTTTTTTTGAAAATCTTTGGCGGGGGGTATCTATCAGAATATCATCGGTGCGTCCGCATCTTCCCCTGCCTCTCTCATCGACTCCTTCACTAACATCCTTTGTGTGTCTCTATCAATTATGCCAGCCTCGCACATCTCGTGATGTATCTGGCACACTGTGATCAGATTGGCTCCATCCAGTCTCTGTTCATAATCCTCTTGGATTGGAGTAATGTGATGTACAGATAAGTCCTTTGTGTTATATCTTGTTACTGTGCCTGGCAATTCTGCTTTACAACACAAACACATGTATTTATCTCTGTCCCTTACACGTAATGATGCATTTGTCCATGCATTTGTTTTACGGAAAGAGAAAGCGCCCGTATTCTTACGAGCGCCCCAGCGTTTGTTTTCCGCTTCTTTTTTAGGAGTACATGTTATTTTGGAATCGTGGATTTTACCACAGTATTGACATGATTTAAGCATCTTACCATCCTAACTAAAAAGAGGCCCGTTAAGGCCTCTTGGGAGAAATATGTAACGTAAAGGAGCTACCTTTTGGTATTTGTTGCTAATATCATATTAGCACTTTATCCAGTGTCTTTCTACTGACACGCTACTGACATTCTACTGACATAGCATTTCGTACCTTTTCATGTGCCTCTTTGTATATGCGCCATTCTTGCCGTTTAGAATATCCTTCCACATCTGCAATTTCTTCAACGGACATATCTTTTATATATAATTTGTACAGTAAACGATTGTGCTGTGTGGAATCGACCATGTCAATATACTGTTGTACCTCTTCTTTGGCGTTCTCAGCTCTTTTTAAAAATGCGTCTCTTCTCTTCTCCGTATCTGCTTTTTCTGCAAGTAAATCTTCCATTGTTGCATGATGCCCGCCTCTTGGCATATCAGATATCTTTTTGCTCCCCATTGTCTCTGCTCTGTCTCCAAGTTCTTTCGCCTGCTTATCTAATTCCCTTGCCATTCTTAAAAGCCTTCTATAGCTACCTAAGATTTTCTTTACCTTTTCTACCTCCATTGTTTCCTCCTATCTGCTTTACTGCTGCTCTCTTTTAATTTTTCTAATCTGTCCACGCACTTTATCGATTCCCATTATTTCTGCCTTAACCATTTCCTTTCTTCGTTTTGTCATATATTTTCCATCGATTGATTCCTCCATGATCTGTATCATCGATGCGCACCAGATATCCAGTTTTTCCAGATCATCTGCTTTTTGTGCTTTTCCCGGTACCGGTTTAGATACATGCATTTCCTTACCCTCGCTTTCTCTTCTTGAATTTTCTTGTCATAATTCCTCCGTGCATTTTTAGCCAGTTGTTTGTAACTTTCTTTCCAATAATCAGGCTGAGTACTTCTTTCTCTCGTAATTTTAATGCAAATGCTCCACTCACTTGCTTTCTCGCCCTTCTTATTGTGTTAAACTTCTGTTCCTTTGGTTTTAGTTCCAAATTAACCTCTCCTATTTCTCCTATCCTTTTCCCGTCCGTATATATCTGTATGTTTTTCTTTGTTTGCATTCTTTTTCTCCTTATCTGCTCTTGTGACTGCTGCATCTGCAGTTGGATCTCTGTATCCTTCGCCATTAGATCTTTGTTCTTCTTTCATTTTTTCTCCTTATCTCTCGTATTATCCTTTTCTTCTCTTTTCTGTTCAATGTCGGATTTTGGCTTATCAACAATATTTCTTTTCTGCCTGGTGGTTGTAGTTTTCTTGTCACTGTTGCTATAGCACTGGCCACCTCTTCTGCCGTGTATCCAAATTTTGCGAGCTTCTGTGACGCTAGTGCAAGTTTCTCACTGTCTATCTTTCCGTTGGCTGATTTTGCAAATTTTGTCACCGTCTCTATTGCTATTCCTTTTTCGTATTCATCCGCGCTAATGTGTTTGCCCTCCTGTATGTCTTGTATGCTTTTCTCTATATCTTTTTGGATCATGGCAACTATTTCTCTTATTTTTTTACTTTTCATCACACACTCCATCACTGTTCCCTCCAGCCTTCCCTTGTCAGTTTTTGGCCGCAATTGCTGCAATATTTGTCTGTAATTCTTACGCCGTGATCACAGATCGGGCAAATTGCGTAGTCGCCTTTCGGAAAGATCATTGTTGCAGGGCTTTGATATGAAACTGCTGCTGCACATTCAGAAATGCTGCCGATCTTTTGGTATGCATCTAGCTCATATATCATATTTACAAGCTTTGGCTTTAGCTCGTTCCATTGTTTCGCTATTTCTTCAAATGAAATCTCATTCATTGTTTCTTCAACGGATTCTTTTAACTCCAACTGCTGCTCCTTTCCCCTCTCCTCCGCTTTTGGAAGAGAGGCAATAACATGGCTTACAATTGTGATAATCTATTTTCATCCCTTTTGAGGTCAAAAGGCTATCTCTGTTTACTCAGGTAATCTTCGATTTCCCGAGCTAGATCTAATGTGCCGACATGGGATAATGCTGTGGCTGCTGTATTTAACAGTTCTTTGCCACGTTCCCTGTTCTTCTGGTCATAGTACGCATCCCGATATTTCTCGTTGTATAGGTCCCCGGCGCTTGCATATCCGCAGTTTTTAAATAGTCTTTCGTAATCGTTTGCGATCTTTTTTGCTTCGGATTCTGTGCATCGTAGCTTTAATAGGCTTTCCAGTGTTGAGGGCGTTATGATATTTGGCTGGCACTCTTTCTCTTTTGATGCTTCGGCTTCCATAGATGCGTTTAACCCCATGAGTACCTTATTTGCACATTCGACACCTAGCATGCCCTTTAAGTTTTCCTCCAACCAGTTTCTGTATTCTGTGGCTGTATATGTTTCTTTTGCCAAAAGTGCATATTGCATCATTGCATGATTGGCATCTGCCGGTGTCGCTGTATAATACCAACATTTATCCCTGTTGGCCGAGCGCTCCTCAAATGCCGGATATACAAAGCCTTCCACTGGTTTTCCTACGATTTTCTTACGTTCCAGCGAATTAATACCGGCTTCGCTTGCTTCCAGTGCCGGCTTTTCCAGTTGCACCGGGCAAACAGCGCATAATATGTAACTGTATACTTCCTCGGATTCATCCAGGTCAATATCGTCTGATGTCCGCTTCATAACATCATAGTTATCATGGAATAACAGAATCAGATAGTTTTGAGTCATGTCGAGGCATTCTGCTATACTGCTGCACATATTCTCAACCATTTCGTCATCTTCGAGGTTGCATTCCACAAGGCTCATGAGCGGCTCATTGTTTTCAACTTCAAGCTCGATATTCTTGTCTCCGATTGATTTTGGCTGGAATATCTGCTTCGCAATGTCCAGATACTTGTAATATAAGCTTTCATCCAGATTCAGGAATGTCTCGTTGATTGTAGCTCTTACTTCTCCACCTTCACTTATGTAGCAACCACGCATTTTTGTGTAATGGCAGTTACCATCTTTTGATAATCTCTTGATTTCCAATATATCCTTTTTTCTTAACATTTCTATTTCCTCCTTTTTGATTCGTTTATGCAATCGCAATTCTCTTATCGCGTTCTACATCGTCGCATATATAGTATTTTTCTGTTATACCTGTGTTTGCATGTCCTAACCTGCGCGATACATACAAAATGTCGTTTGTTCTTGCATATTCCCGGCTCGCAAATGTTTTTCGGTATACATGTACCGTAGCAACATGCCGACATCCTGCACGCTCTGCAATTTCTTTTACTATTGTCTCGATTGTTCCTTTGCATAGCGGTTTTCCTGTCACCTCATTCCTGCTATTTAAAAATACATAACCTTCCGTCCTACCTACCAAATACCGCTCTAAAGCCACCCTGCAATCCGGCGACATAAAGCACACACGCCATTTACTGGATTTTTCGCCATAAATGTTAATTTCGCCACGTTCGAAATCCAGATTTTCAATTTTAAGATTGCTAATCTCTCCCACACGCGGACCAGCACTAAGCATAAGCTCTAAGAGTGCCTTTTCTCGCAAGGTTTTCAGCGTATTCTTACACTTCGACACCTCATAATCAGATAGGCGCTTTTTTAATTTCTGTGGTGGCTTAATCTTGTCGATATCCCAATAAATGTCTTTTTCAATATGGTGTTTGCGGTACGCCCATTTTGCAAAAGCGGACAGATATTTTTGTATAGTGCCTGCATAGGCCTTTGATATCCTATCCCGATATTGCCGAATTGCAATGTAATCCATTACATCCTGGCCAGTCATCGTGACATAATGCAATCCTGTTTCTTTGAAAAATTTCCTTAAAACATACAAATACGCTTCAATTGTTCTTTCTTTCCGGCCAATAGCAATCAGATCTACATGGTATCTACCTAAAATCCATTTGTTATCCCTTATGTCCGTAGCAGGCAATGTTTCATCTGGAACCAGATGAAACCCTTTCATTCGATACGCAAGTGCTGTTTTTAGTCTCTCCATCCCTTCTGTGTCAAGATATCCCGTCATATCGTATACAAGATTATTTGTAAATTCTCCTTTTGTCATATAACCCTCCAAATCTAGTCTTTACTACAAGTTGCCTGCGTGCTATAATGACAATAGTTTGAGAGTCATTAGCACTCTTTTGCCGGACATTGCAGTGTCCGGCTCTTTTATTTTTAACACCTTACTATTTAGTATCTCCCTCCTTTATAAACCAATTATGGCTAGTAGTTGTAATCTGCATTGTTAATGGTTATCAACGCTTCTTCAAGTTTCTTTGCTTCTTCTAATTTTCCATCATTACAAAGCCGCTCGATTTTGGCTCTTATGATGATCCCGGCCGTTTTGAACGCCTCCTCTATTTCTTTTCCGGCCTTTGGAAAACCATTCTCTGGTACTTCGATCTTCTGTGTAAAATCTCTATCCATCCTTGATTCCTCTGTAATTTGATATATTAGTCTTGTGCCACATTTTAGACAGTGTTTTTGCAGTATCTCTTCGCGATCACCGTTTATAACAACCTTGTATCCGCAAAAAGGGCACTCAATGTCATCGTTTTTGGTAAAATGAACACTCATTCCATCCATGAATCTTTTTTTCATCATCTCTACATGTCCTAGCGCATCTATTCCTCCTGTCAATGCCGTAATTGCCAACCCGGTTCTTGTAATCTCAGGAATCGGTGTCTCAATGTTATCTCTGATCAGTTCCAAGATGTCTTTCGCTTCTTTTATTTTCATAGTGTTTTTCTCCTTTACCAACCGAATATTGCATATCCTGGCATTAATCCATATTCCGGTACATCACGTAATACATACGAAATGTGCCTGCTTGTCTCGCGTCCAGTGTATTTCTCTCCATCCCATTCTCTTAATATCAATGCGTCTCCCTTTTGCAAATCATCCTCGTCCTTGCGGATTTCAAATGTTTTCTCGCCATGAATAACCGGGAGGAAATATTCTGGCAATATTTTCTTTTCTACAATTTTACGCATCTGCTCCACCGCCTTTCACGATTGTAATTGCGTCATCCATTGCCCTGTTCCATTCCAAATCTTCATCAGTTCACCCTCCTGTTCCATGCTTTAACTTCTATTCTCTCTGCAGTATTATAAGAACCCGCCCATGTTCCGCCGCTTCTTCCGTGACAAGCATTGCAGATAACCTGCGCCCAAAATCCTTTATCTTCTCCCGGTATGCGTTCGTAATTCAAACTTGCTTTTCCACCGCAGAACGGGCATGGTTTAAGTTCTTCACTCATGCTATTTCTCACTTTCTAACAACTCCGGATTGTCAAATATGTTGCCGATAACACTACATTCACCCAAAACCTCATAGCTTTCAGCAGAAAGCCTGTTTGTTACTTGAAAAGACATTGTTTCATCATCCCACACGACTTCACCGATACAATCTACTTCTGCATAACCGCTATCTGTACTATATGTATCCAAATACGCAACAATATCATTCTCCCAAATCAGATTACCGTTCCTGTTCCTGTCTTTTAAGCCTGTGCATCGGCAGATTGTATCTGGAATTACTTCGTGCATCACAATTATTCTTCCAATCTCACTCTTAACATTTACAACATTGCCCACAGGATGTATGTAATACTTTCCATTGGAAACAATAAGATTTCCAATAACCCAAACACTGTTAAATTCTCCTTTTCTTTTTTGAGTTGTCTTAGCTTTATACAGATATCTGTCTTCCATATTCTCTCCTATTCTGCTGCTTCTGATTGAAGCCATTCTTCCCACTCGCTATGTTCCTCTTCGCTCGGAAATTCATGTTCCATCCACTGATAATCTGATTTTACTTTGCAAAGAAACTCTGCTAACTCTTCATCCGGCATATTCCTTATCCTGTCGGCATTGGTTGTTGTGATTTTAAATGAAGTAATCTCCATCGTCACGTCCGTAATAAGTCCATCTCCATGACCATCTAACTTTACAGATTCAATATTGCCAGCAAAATTGCCATTTAAAGATAAATTCAATATTCTCGGTTTTCCTGTAGCACCATATCTATTTTCTTTTGTATCAAGAATTTTTATCAAATCACTAACTGTTACATTTTTCACTTCTCAATTCTCCTTTCTACATCTGCAACAAGGCTCGCTATCTCTTGAATTGCTGCTGCCCCTTTCGCCGTCTTGTTTAAAAATTCCATTTGCTATATGTGAGATCTGCTCTATTCCAACTCGGATACCACTTGCGCAGGTACTCTTCAAAGATCTTCAGCATCTCCTGTCGTCTTCCGGAATTTCCGTTGTCAAGCATCTCGTGGTGCCACTGGCAACCGACTGCTCCGTTCTCCGGTATCCCGAGTCCTCCAGCAGATCGTGGAATGAAGTGCATTATGCTTCGCATGGTCAGCGCGAACGGATTCGCGCCTTCCATGTGGTATCCAATCTGGCAGAAGATGCATCCGCCGTCACGTTCGTAAATCATCTTTCTTGTAGCCTGTGAGAACTCGTGTGCCTTTGCCTGCTTACTTTTCATCTTTCTCATCCTCAGGGTTCAGAATTTCGAGTACAGGGCGGAAAGCAACGTATGTGCCCGTGCCCGTCGCATCGTAGCTGCTGTAACCGCGCGCCGAAGCGTAGCCGCGAATCGACCGATAGTCCGAATCATCACAAACCACTTCTTTGCACCATGTATATATATCATTGTAGTGCGTGAGATCATCGTCCTCGTTATACTGGTCCATGAATTCGTCCCACTCGTTATGGCATCTCTTGCCGTATGATCCAGATGCGCCGTTAGATCCTGTCATTAAGCGGATTCTACATCTCTTGCTGTCGATTGTAACCTCTTTTCCATCTACATAGCCTGCTTCTTTCAAAGTGTTCCATGATACGCGGTTAATAATGCAGCGATCGCAGATGTAGATGTTGTCTTTCAAATGCAACCATGAAATTTCAAAGCCCGGTTTCGTATCAGTGACCATGATGTCCGGTCTGTCGTAGCCGATCATGTCTCCGTTGTATGTAGGGCTTTCCGGAATCTGTACAATGCCACCCTTTACCATGAGCGATCCAAAGCGAAGCGTGTTGTTCTTGTATATCTCCCAGTCTTCTGCTTCGAGATCGTCTTTTACGATGAAATATTCTATTCCGTCTCCGAATGCAACTTTTTCAAATCCCTCGTCTTTGTCAAAGACTTTAAGCTCGATGTATTCTTCTTTAGAGTTCCCCCAGCATCTTCTTCTTACTTTCTTTCCCTGTCTCACTGCCTTCATTGCCTTGTTAAATTTCATCTTCTGTTCCCTCCTCGTATTTTCCCAGCTTTTCCAGATTGTCTTGCATCTCTCTTAATGTGTCCAGCATCAACTCTGCTTTTCGGCTGTATTGTCCGTTCCAGAAGTCGTTCAACGCTTCGAGTTCTTCCGTGACTGCTGTCCTTATCTCCTCTTCTGACTGCTGCACATCCTCTTTCTTATCCGGCATCCATTCGCTGTGATTTTCTACTGTGTCCTGCCCCGGAATCTCTAGCTCGATTACTTCCACGTCCTCTTCGCTTACGTGCTCCGGTTCCTGAATCGGATCAGGCTCTGGAATCGGATCAGGTTCCGGAATGCTCGGCTCTACATCGTGCAATGTCTGTTCCTTATTTGGGATGCTTTCGCTTTCCCTATTTTCTGGCACTTCTTCCGGTTCTCGTCCCACTTTCTCCTGTGGTTCATTTTTTGGGATTTCTGCCGACTGCTGCACTGGCTTGACAACCTTTGGTACATCTTGCACCGGTGCAATTTCCTCTTTTTCCGGAAACTTTTCGCCATAGAGTTCTTCCCACTTTTCTTTCGTTCCGTATATCTTTTTCCACTGATACCCGATATCTCCCCATGTTGTATCTTCTTTTTCTCCAGTTCTGGTAACTACGATATGGCATTCTTCTTCATCCAGCATGAGCATCACGGATCCGATTCCCCTGATTCTTGTTGTGTATGTTGCAACTCCCTGTGGTGCCATACACTCCGCTATGTCCTCTTGTGTGCAAATCCCATCGATAATCCTCTGTGACATCTCCAGGTACAGGTCCGGGTGCTCTTTTCCGATATTGTAAATAACCTGTTCGATCAGTGGTTTTTCTTCTGTCCCTTCGAGTACCCTCTCTATGTCTGTGACTTTTTTCTCCTGGTCCACCTCGTCCTTAATTGCCTGAATGTCCGACTTTGAGTATTTTGGTGTCAGTGCCTCATTGATTGCTTCCGGAAGCTGGAGCATTAATGTCAACTTTGCATATCCGAATCCCTGATACTCCGGAAGCAAATGATCTGAATAGCCGCCTTCTGAAAATTTATCGTTGATTCTTATAAATCTTGATACATAGGTACTTGATAAGCCGTATTCCGCATTCGCGAACTCTGCCATGTTCTTGTATCCTGATTCTGCTAAGATGTCCGTATCTCTTGCTACTTTTAACAGATAGCCGATCCGCACGAAGCTTTCTGCGCTTTTGGATAATTCGGCATCCAATTCTCGCTTGTACTCCGTGTACGTCTTACTGTAAATAATCTCGCCCATCACATCGTCTCCTTGGTTCTTTGCTGTTTTTCATAGTATTTTTCAATTTTTTCCATGTACTTCATTGCTTCTTCCGGTGCATCGTTATTAAATTTCGTACGGCACTGAATCAGCTTTCCGTTTTTAAATTCCACCGTGCAAAACGGTTTTTCTGGTTCTTCCTTCTTCCGCAAGAAAAAAACTGTTGTTTCATTCTTTGCGCATCGATCAAAATATCCTCCTACGCAATTGTGCTGAAGCTGTCCCTCTTTGGTAAAATCCGCTTTTGACTGTGGCCAAACAATTATGAAGCTGTTCGATTTTACTTCATAATCCTTTTTTATATCCTTTATTACTTTCCGCAAAATCTCGTTCTTTTGTCTTGTTTTTGCTTGTTCAACCTTTGCTTCTTCTTCTCGAATCTGCTTCGCCAATTCATCGTGCACATGATAAAAATTTGCCGGAAATCTGTTGTGCTTATCTGCAGGAATCCGTAATCTTGCAAGCTGTTCCAAATAATCCTCGTAATCTCTGATTGCATACTCCGGACTCACATCTGCCTCCTGCTGCAATTTGTTTAGATAGCTAAGCATTTTTCTTAAATTTTTTCTTTGCAAAAACAAACATATGTCATCCTGGCTTTTGTATCTTGTGTACTTTGTCACTTCCCGGACCAGTTCTTCGTCCACGCTCATCTTTGCCGCTTGCGCCGCCTGCAATACCTCCAGCTCTCTTATATTGCAATCCATTTCTACTGCCAGCCTTGTATTCTTCCGATCGAGCCGCAATATCTCATTCAGCCTGCGCCCATTTGTATTGACTTCATCTCGCATTCCATAATGTGATTGCATTATTTCGTCGGTCAAATTGCTCATTCCCGCCTTTACAATCTTTTCAATGGCATCGTGATAATTATCTAGGAGATACAATGCATCGTTTATATATAAGCTTTTCCCCCCCAATATTTTCCTTGCCGGAATGTACTTAATATCTGTGTCTTTCAGGATTCTATCGATGTTCTTTTCGTACAGTACGCAATACGGCTCCGCGCAATAATAGCTATATCCCATTCCGTGTGTTCCTGCTTTGCACCACCGATATACTCCTGTTGTTTTGTACTCATCCATTTCGTATGCATTAAAGCGGGTAGATCCTGGCATTAACCAAAATCTTTCTACGCGCCCCTGTCTAATTTCTGGTTCTTTGTAACCATTTTCTTTCCTGTAAATCAAACGAATGTTGTATCGCGTCAAGCAATATTCATCATTTCTTCCTTTCAGTTTCTGCAGAATGCCAACGCTCTTCGTGCCATCAAAAGTCTGCTGCTTGTTCCAGCTCCTATACGTCGCTTCTGCTCTGCAGTGTGGACATTTCGTCTTTTTCAGGTGTTTCGGTTTGTCTGTAATCTGCACTGTTGTCTGGCATCTTGTGCAGTAGGCTTCTGTTACCTTTCTTCCTGGATGATACATAAGGCTTGTAATGCTTTTAAATGCAGCCTTAATCAACCAATCGTTGTTGAATCCCTTTGGTAATTCCGGTACCGCTTCCATAAATTCATCGATTTCGCACAGCTCATTTCTGTAATATTTCTGTCCTGCAGAGTTGCCTTTTGTTTGGTACTTGCGCACCGCTTCCTGTATGGTTGCCGCTGGCATATCAAGGTATTCTGTTACGATCTTAAGCGCGTGAGTAGAATTCCAATTCCACGATCCGAATATCTCGCCTTCCTGATCAGCAAAATTCAGGTTGATAATCTTGGCTTTTGACCATCCGTCCGAACTGTATGTCATCCACTTTCCGGTTTTTCTGTCTATGTAGATTGTAAAATCCGGCCTCTGTCCCGGTGCTCTTAAAAAGCACCTTTGCCAAATCCCTACTTTTAATATTCCGTTCTCGACTGCTGCATCGTAGAATTTATAGTATTTATGGGTCCATACTGAACCTTTTCGATAAATATTTCTTTTTACCGGAACATCTGCAAGACAAGCCTTTATCATCTGTGTGGATGCTTTCATCGGCTTTAGCTTTTCAAATTCTCGTTTTCCCATGCCGCACCTCACTTGTATAAGCTATCCAGCTTTTTCTTTAACTCATCTTCTGGCTGCGTGTAATATGTTTTGATTAGATCTTTCAACTCCTTGTCTGTTCCACAACATACTCCTGTATTGCCTTCTGCATGTTTTCTAGCAGTATTTTTCATTTTCTCCAGCAATTTTTTCGGGCTTTTCCCCTTTCCCATGATTGCTTTTTGCATTTCCGGATCTGAAAGCATGGCATCCATAAAAAGAAGGATATAATACACTGCACTCTTTGTTATTGTGTCTTTTTCTTTTTCCAGCTCTTTTTTCTCTACTTCCATTCGTCCAAGTGCCGCCATCATCTCTGATGCAAACTTATCCACATATCCGTCCATATAATCCGCTACATCTTCCTTGCTGATTCCGTTCTCCTCCGCAAGCTCATACAAGCTTTTTATATCTCCTTCGTTTCTGAAGCCTTCTGCTGCTTTGTTGAGCTCTTCAGCGCTTCCAAACTCTCCGAACTTATCGAACATATCTCGCTCCTTCCTGCATCGCTACATACTGGCCATAGCTCATGTGTAGTTTTCTCGCCTCCACTGCTGCCTTATGTAAGCTCTGTGCTCTTGTCTTTTTCTTGGTTTCCGGTTTCTTTACTTCCGGCTTTTTGTTCTTCCTGTTTTCTTTTGTCTTTTCTGCAGTTGCCTTGCGCTGGCATGGCTTATCGCAATATATCTTCCGACTGTCCGTGGTTTCGAACAGTTTGCCGCATATCTTACAATTGCGTTTGTACACGATTATCTGCCGCTCCTTCTTTCTAAGCGCCTTTTGTGTCTGCTTTTTCCGCTCTTCTCTGCATTCGCTAGATGCGCATGTAATCTGCCGGTCATTTCGCGGTTCGAACATCTCGCCGCATATTATGCATTTTTTCATCTTTCATCCTCTCAAGCTCAAATTTTTGCCACTTCCGGAAGCTATTGTCTTTCTGGCAATGGATTGTTACTTTTCTCCCTTCGATCAGGTTGGCCAACTGCTGCCACTCGTCCTTATGTGCCACATCTTTTCCTTTTGCGGTTTTCCAACCGTTGTCTTTCCAGCCTTGCAACCATCCAAAGGCGGATGCAACGAACCTGGACTCTGTGTAAATTTCCAAGTCGCAGGGCATTGTGATGTGTTCCAGTGCCTTTATTATGGCGAGCAATGCCGCTTCATTTGCTGTGCCTTCTATCTCTTCCGCCCATGTTCTGTCTGCCGGTCCTTTGGATGTCTGTGTCTCTAGTGTAAAAATCACTCTCGCATCTTGTCTTTTAGCGGATTTGGCATCTGTCATGGTATAGATTTTTACGATCAAGTGCCGTCCCCTCCTCTGATTCGATGCTCGCTGTAACTTAAATAGGTCAGCCCGGTAAATGGATTAATTCCCTGCCGAATGCTGTCTTTGTCTATGTAATATCCCGGCGTTGCTCTCATATTTTGGAGATCTCGAAGCACCTTGCGCATCTTCCAATGCATGTATCTCTTTTTCTTCATGATCGGTTGCTCGAGGTTGCGGCTGTGATTGTACTTGTATCGCTCTTTGTCGAGTGGTTTTATTGTCTCCACAATGCTCTTTCCTTCTTGTCTTTTAGGCATTCCGGCAAGATATTCCCCCAGCTCCCGGTAGTCTCCGTCCTCATACAAATTTTTTGTGTTCGGGTGTCCTCTGTTCCAATACTTTTTCAACAGCTTGTGGAATCCTTCTATATCGTTTATTACAAGGTGGATATGTATGCCGCCCTTGCTTCCGATTTCGATTGCATATATATATTTCAGTTCTTTCCCGAACTTCCGGTATGCATCTCGCATCTTATCAATAAAATTTTTAAAGTCCTTATATGCCTCTTGCATGTCCTTTGGCTTGTCCTTTGACCATGTCAGAGTTAAAAACCAATCCTCTGCTGTAAAATTTGTCTTGATCAGTCTTCGGATTGTCTGTGCTTTATTTTTTCGATTCTGATACAGGACTTGTCCCGGTGTTGGTATCAGTTTTTCTTTTCGCTTTTCACCCGGTGCTCCATATCTCCCTGGGTGTGTATATTCATAATCTGTAGTGTCACCCATGATGTATGTCTTTTGTATTACGGCCATACCATTCCTCCCGCTAACTTTAATATGCTTAATCAAGCTTGAAAACCGCCTATTTTCTGCGGTTTCTCTTGATTTTTTATGCGTGAAATGGTATAGTATTTGTAGTAATTAATTAGACCATCTCACTGGTTGCCATCGGCTTTGCAGAGTCGATGGTTTTTATTTTTGTAATAACTGTCTATTTTTGTTGATTTTTTCTCTCGCTTACGATATACTTTGTTTGTGAACAAACTATTTGTTTGTTTTTCCCATTATCCCTGATGGCCCCTCCATCAGGGATTTTTATTGCCATAGCTTGTATCCTCATATCTTTTTGTGTCAAACGTCTTGTTTGCCTTGATGCATTGCATGTACGCGTCTCTAACCCAATCCTGGTCAAACGCTCCCCACTCCGGTTTTGCATCTTTGCTATCGCTCTCTGTCTGGCTCATAAATAACTTGCGCCGGTCGTCCATTGGAAGATCCACAAATAAAGCCACCCGCTCCGCTGTATCGTATATATTTTTTGCTCTAGCATATTGCTTGGCCATATATGCATCTTTGAACTGCTCTGCGGATGCATACAACTTTTTACGTATCTGTTCTTGCGTAAGCACAATCACACCTCGTCGATTTGATAATAAAAATGCAATCTTACGGACTCCGCATTTGCCAAGTGCCTCCCAAGCTCTGCATCTGGCCACTTTGTTCGCTCTTTTTCCACGTCCTTGTCGTGGTCCCACTGGCTCATATGTGGCTTTTGGTACAATGCTCCTGCTTTTGCCTCGAGACTGTCTCGTATTTTTGCCTCCCAGCTATACTCTGTAAGTACCGTCTTACGCTCTTCCTCTAAGGACCGCTGCAACATTAATACCTCTTCTTTCGTCAGCTGCATCGTGTACAGCTTGTCTACTTTATTCTTTGCCATTCTGCGCTCCTTTCAGCTTTTGGATTTCGGCCTCCAGCATTTGCTGGAAGCCGTTGTCCGCTTTTGTTTTCTTTTTTTGCATTATCTGTCGCTCCCGCTCCTGTAACATGTACTCATATGCAGTGACGCGTATCATGCCATCACCTTGCCCGCTTTAATCAGTGCTTTGCCATATCTTGCTGTGGCTCTCTTGCACTCCTCGATCCTTGCCTCCCGTTCTTCCGGAGACAGGATCGGATGCCGTACAGTTGCCTTCCCGTCCGGGAATTGATACACCTCTGTTGTGTACTCCATAAGCACATCTCTCCTTCCTTTTTTGCATTGTATGTGGTGCCAAATTGTCCTTATTACTCTTATGCTGTCGCTTTTGCGGTATTATCTACCGCTCTCTGTGCTTCCATCCCAGCCATAAAAGAATTTGCCATCATTACCGTGATGTTTCTTTTATCTGCTGGAATATCTGCCAGCATCTGTGCCAATCTTTCGGCATCACTAAGCTGTTTTGCTGTATATGTCTTCTTCATATTCTCATCTCCTTCCTGTATTAATATGAATCACTGTTTTTACGAGTTAATTATTTATTTGTGTTATCTCGTAATATGTTGTTTTCTTGTTTCTGTGAATATAATACTTCACCAAAACACATTTGTCAATGCATTTTTCTTGTTTCTGTGAAGTTTTATGTTTTTGTGAAGTTTTGTGTTGACCTATTTTCTTACAGCGTGTATAATTAGGAATGTGAAAAGGAGGTGAAAGTAGTGAATGAACGGTTGAGAAAGCTGCGGAAATATATGGACTTGACTCAGCAGGATTTCGGCGCAAGGTTGAGCGTCAAGGGCAACACCGTTGCTCAATGGGAATCAGGTCGTAATTGTCCTCCAGACTCTGCTATTACATTTATTTGTAGAGAATTTAATGTAAACGAAGATTGGCTCCGATATGGAACCGGCGAAATGTTTATTGCAAAAGAGTCTGACGAGATTGACTCTCTTGTAAAGAAATACGGGCTATCGAATGATGACCGCATTCTCATTGAAAAGTATGTGAATGCAAAAGAATCTTCTCGTAAAGCAATCATCGACTTTATTGTTGATGTATCTTCTGCTCTTGGTGGCGCTGCATTCAGTGAAGGAATCCCAAGTGATCCGCCTGACGATTCTGAAGATATTGAAAATCATAGCGAAAGCGATGCCGGGTGATCCCCTTTAGGGGGCGCCCAGTGCACTCGCTTTATTTTTTTACAATAATTTTCGGTGCATTAGAATCAAAATTTGTATTGTAATAGATAGTGTTGTTCTTGCTGTAGTATACAGCATAGACTTTCGTGTTTTTAAAAGATGTGATTTTTTTCTTCATGTGCTTATTCCCCTTTCCTTCTCTTATAGATCCG